CTCAATTTCTGTTGGTTTGGCCATCTCGCCTTCCTAAGTGAGCGATGCCGTCTTTTGAGTGAGCCTTAACAATGTGCCTTAATATGTGCCTTAATGAATGCCTTTGAGCATCTAATATATTTAACTAATTTTTTAAACTTTTAAAGTATATGTTATTCCATGGACCTTTAGGTTCAAACACTGCACGTTCAGGTAAAATAGTTTCTGTAAGACCCAGTATTACTGGGGTTATCCTAAAATCATATTTTACTAGACCAAACTTATCCGGACCTTCTTGGTAGATATCTGCATAGTCAACCCCAAACTTAAATGTCCAGATCTTATGTTCGCCTTGGTATTTGATGCCAAAGTTATATTTGATCACATCATCAACAAAATTGTCAGTTTCTAATATAGTTGGCTGTGTGCGTAGGCTTAGGATCTGTTGGACAGTTTCCCAGTTACGTTGTTGATTGCGTTTAAATTCGTTCTGAGGTGAATAGCTGATAACTCCCGTTGGAGTTATATCTACTAGAGTAAAACCTTGATAGAGATATTGTTGAGTGTCCACAGTGATATTTATAGACATAAAAAAACGGCACTATAAAAGTGCCGTTTTGCGTTACTTGAATACTAAGTTTTAGATTAGTATGAGAATGCTGCTACTGTTGCGCCTGAAACACCTGAACCATTTACGTATGTGTTGCAATATGCTTGTAGTGAAGTACCACCTGTTGATGCACTTGGTGCTGCACCTGATAATGCTACGTGGAATAGGTTACCTGTTAATGGTTGACCTAATAGTTCGATAGAACCAATTTGCTCAATAGCTAAAACTAATTTTTCATAGTCTGAACCAGCTGCTAGGTAGTTGATGCTTAAACCATTACCGTATGTTAATAGACCTGCTGATGTTACTGTGTAGTGTGTAAGCGTGCGGCCTGTAACTGAAATGTTACCTGCATCTGTGCCTAGATTACGTGCACCACCGTTTGTTCTTGTAATTGTTGCCATTTTATATTTCTCCTAAGTTTGTACGCTTTCGCGCATACTTTTATTTATGCTTTTGATGAAAAATTCGTTCTAGAGAATACCAAACGATCTACCAGCTTAACAGCGCCGCCGTTGTGTCCTATCGCTACAAAACCCTCTGGTGCAGTGACTTTATAACCGTCATTGGTTTTTTGGAATGTTCCTATGCCTTCTACCTGCTGTAGTTTGCGTAGGAGCATACCCTTCATTTCAACTATGCGTTTATACACAGCCAAAACACCAGTCAGATTGTTTTGATTATCAGCCATCCATTGCTCACGTTCTTTGATCTTAGCCACACGATTCTGTGCCACGCGACTGGTAGGATCTGTAACACCTTTCATCATTTCATCGTTGTAGTGTGTGATAAAATCTTTAAGGAATGCTATAGGATCCACAGCGTGACTACCTGCACGGATCATTTTATTAATAAAAGGTTTGATCATACGACCAAATTCTCGATCTTGTAGGACTACGTCAAAACGTTGCGGACCAATCTTCTGCATAGTTTTAGCAGTTGCCTCTAGATACTTTTCTATTTTAGTGTTTTCTGTTGGGGTTAAGCTGGCAATACCTGTGTAGTCTTTATAGGTAGCATCATCAAACCATACAGCCTTAGTCTGTGTAAAACCTGTGACATTTACACCAAACGTAGCTGTCATATCACCTACTGTGTCTGCGCCTGAATAGGTAGTGTGGAATATGATCCCTAATTGTGCACCAGCGATTCGCTGACCTAGATTGCTGTTGACTGGTACAGCATAGGTAATAGTATTAGGAGTAAACACATAGCAGTCTTCGTCATTGACATTTACTGTAGAGACTTTACCGGGTGTGAACATCAAGTCTCCCTGCACTACTCCACCAATGTTTAACTTGCTGAGATATTTCAATGCTGATAACAATATTTCTGCTAGCTCAGGTTGATCACCATACCATTGTTCGATATTCTTAGCCGACTTACAGAGCTTAGGTTCACCTTTGCTAAACACTGCTTTAGTGCCCACAAAGAATTTACTGTCCGCTGGATCTGTTCCGCAGATGATCGCTGGACTACCGTCCCACTTGACTGTCAGCTGTGTGGTAGTGCCTGTGCCTTCTGCCAACATATGGCGTAGGCTGTCAATGTAGTTAAGTGCTTCTTCTGCACCGGCATAGCCATTGTTGAACACTAGATCTTCTACGTGCTCAAGATGGGTATTCTTGCTTTCTGTTAGCAAGAAGTCGGGTGTTTGGCCTTTTATTTCAAATAATTTCATTAGACTTGTTTCTGCATTGCAGCCTGTAATTTTTGTTGGAACTTAGCTTGCTCTTGTGGAGTAGGTTGTCCAACTCGAGCAATTGGTTGTATTTTACTAGTATCTACTTGCGATGCTTGCGATGCTTGCGGTGCTGGTTGTGGATTATCTTGATCCTGATTACGATAATAGAACTGGTTTAATGCATCGACCTGGGCAGGATCTATAATCGGCTGATTTTTTTCGTTATACCATGCGCCTGCCGGTGTCATTTTAAATTTGCCTATTTCAGGTACTTCTACTACAGCTCCCACAGGAATAGTTTGTTTAGGAATAGTGGAAGTTGCTGGAGTAAAATAACTTGCAGCACCAGACCCTGCATTTATAGTCTTAGCAACATCTCCCATAAATGTCCCAGCATTTTTATATCTTAATTGTTGTTGTGGAGAATACTCTTTTCCAAGGGCTCCTGTCTTTGACTGTGGAAATTGTTGGGAGGCGGCTTGACTAAATCTCTGTTGTCTAGTTTGAGGTTGAATTACTGTATTATACGCAGATCTCGCACCTTGTCCAACTTTATTAGCAACAGTACCTGCACCTTGTTTGATCGTTTGTCCGGCTGTCTTTAGATTATCCCAAACACCTTCTGTTATGATTTCATTAATCTTCATTGTTGATCTTCCTGATACCGCGTGAGAATTTAGCAGGATCTTGACCTTTGATAGCGTTTAACAAACGATTTTCTAACTTAGTGGCAGTTTCAACATCATAGTTTTCACGTATGTAATTGATGAGGTTGATCGCACCATTGATGATATTATTAGCACGCGACTCTAGGAGATTTTCCTTGTCCTTGTGTGTTAATAACTCGTCTAGCTCAGTGAGAAGGCTACGTGTGCGTTTCTGCAAGATCTTGCTCCAGTTTAGAGTATTTATGCTGAGTTAGCTTATATATTTTCTACAATCTTCTAGTTCAGGAATATAGTCTATTAACCTAACGTTTCTCGCCTGATCTAATTTATCGTTATATTCAAAAAATTCTTTTAAAGATTTTAAATCGCAAGTTGGATTATTGCTGTAATAATCGTATAATGAATCTATAGTTGTTTTATTACTTTTACCGTCTGCATAATACACTGATGTATTTTTGCACCGTTCCATTGATTTTATCACTAGTTCTGTATTCGGATGATTAAATGCTGATTGTAACTTACGATAATTAAGCTGCATGTATATTGTAGTCATCGGAAATTCTTGATCTAAAAATTCTAATAGTAAATGTAGATTAGTTACATTATAGATTCCAGGTACGCAGTTAATATTGATAGTGTGTCCTTGATCTTTTAACAGGTGCATATTTTTTGTGATCGTATCAAATTTTGAACCCCATCGCCAATAGTCATTGATGTGCCCATATCCATCTAGACTTACTGAAAAATTCATATTAGTAAAATGTTTAGTTAAATTTAAAAATTTCTTATTAAGCCGTTGGCCATTGGTTCCTAGTGTAAAATCAAAATTGACTTGATTAGCATCGACACATTTCTGCATCCATTCGTATACCTCGGTCATTACCGTAGGTTCTCCACCGGTTAAGTAAACTCTTGTTTTGGGAGTTAATGTATGTATGTCGATATGATCTAATCCAGAATATGTATAACGCTCAGAGGTTTGATAAGAGGTTTGATAGACGATATTGAATTTTTTAGATTCTTTGGCTATTAAATTACTAAACATCGGATTACATGATCTACACATTAGATTACATTTGTTACTTAATCTTACATCATAAAAATAAGGAACAGTAATATTTTTTAAATCGTCTATAGAATCCAAATGTAATCTATTAGCCCATTCTTTAGTTTCAAATTGCCTATAACTTTCTATGCCTTTTTCTTCATATTCATAACAAACCGCACAACGGTCATGCATGAGATTCCCTTCTAACATGTTCTTCCTAACCAATTGGTAATCAGCATCTGTTTGCCAATTTATCTTGATAAGTGGCTTATCGGATACTAGTTTTTCAGATCGGGGACATAATACATTTTTTCCATTTTCTTCCATCATCATGATCCATGGGTGGATACAAAAACTTTTATTCTTAGTGACTATTTCATGCCAGTAATTAATATTTTTTGTATTTTCATTGTCTTTATATTTTGTAGATAATCCCATATGATCTAATTCGATCATCAATGCAACTGTTGATTTTAATAATGTCTCGTGAGTCCAGTCTGACAAAGGTTGATCTAATAGGATAACCTCATCGAATTTCTTTGCTAGTTTAATTATTTCGCCGGCAGGTAAATCAACTATCGATGTATGATAGTATCCTGAGATTTTTGGAACGAAATCGTTTGAAGAAATTAACCCGTGATTAACATTATTATTTTTATGTGCCAGGGCAGTGACTCTGTTATCAGTATCTAAACTATTAGATCCTATACATAATATTTTATAATTATTCTGCATTATTCTTAAGACCAGCTAGCATACTCTTAAGTTTGCTACTATCTACACCGGCTTGGATCTTAGGTTCATCGCTTGGTGCTACAGTTGACCCAGTTTTAATCTGGTTTAGGATATTAGTAGCACCTACTCCACGTAGACCACTTTCCTGTGCTTCTTCACCTGGGTCAGTGATACGTAGTGTCTCTAAATCAAACTCAAGATCAACTTTCATACCTACACCACTACTACTACGTGTCTTCATAAGTTGCAGTTGATAGCGACCACGTTCACGCATAGCACGGCTAGTAAAAATACCAAACACGTTATCAGCTGTGTTGATCTTTGATAATCCACCTGCGATATGACTGTGATCAAATTCAATCTCTTCTACTGCACCACGATTTAATTGTGATGCTGTGATCATTAAAATGTTTAATTCACGTGCTAGGTTACGCAATTCTTCTGATACATATTTGTCTTTGACAAACAAATCATTTGGACTGACTTTAGCACTAACTGGCATGACCAAATCTAAATAGTCTACCATGATAAAGTCTACTCGTAATCCAGTTTGTACTTGTAGTTCTTTAAGATAACTACGGATCTGATTTACGTTTGACTGTGCTGGCATGTATTTGATGCGTAGTGCACCTGACTTCTTACCCACCATCTTAACTTTCATTTCAACTGTGTCGAGATCCTTGAACACTTCTTTAGTGCTACAGTTTGCTACCATACTGTCCATACGCATGGCACACAAACCTTCACTGAGTTCTAAGGTTAAGAATACACCGTTAAGTCCTTGTGTACACCAATTGATAGCGATGTTCTGCATGAACAGAGATTTGCCACTGCCAGAACCACCTGCAAAGATATTAAGTTCACCGCGGTTCATGCCACCAAATAGTCGTTTATCTAAGGTTGGCCAACCAGTTGATACCTGTCCATTATTACTTTTAATCGCTAATAGCCTAGCCCGCGGATCTAAGAAATAATCAGTGCCCATGTCTTTGGTCAATGATATTTGAACTGCATCTTTGATTAGTTTTTCTACAGGATCATAATCACCCTTTTCTAATAGGTCTGCTGATTTAAGGATCGCACGTTCGAGTTCATTCCTACGTGTAAAGCCTTCAAACTCTGCCATGAACCAACTGTAATGATCTTCTGTTAGGGCTGGTACATGCTTAAGATCAACACCTGTAACTGCCTTGACCTGTTCGTGTGTGGGCATGGCTTTGTGATCATCAGTATGTGTCTTGATAAACTTAGCCACTTCACGTAGGCTGCGATCAAAGTTTTCTGGATTATAGATATTCTGCACCCGCACATAACTCTGTGCGTCTTCTAGCATCATTTCTAAAAATAGTTTCTGTAGTTCCGGAGAATATTCTTTTGTCATAGTTGATTAATTATCATTGGAAAATTTTTTATATATTGATCGAGTTCGCTTGTGTTTTTACGATTCCTAACAATTAGATTATCTAATAGATCCGACCTAGGAGATATATCTAAATTTTTACATAGTGCATAATACTTATCTGTTGTATTTTCAAATTTAATAAAAAAATCTTCGTAACTAATTTCAATATCCAAACTTGGTGGAATTATTCTAGTGTTTAATATCTTATTAACTAATTGTTGTCGTGAGTCTGAATTGATCGATATATTTTTTACAATTAAATCAATATCTAACCAATATAAATTATTGTGTTTTAATTGTTCTATTACTATTAGTTTTTGTTCTTTACTAAAATCATTTATTCTAAATTTTATTTTTCTAAATTCTTGATTGGATATATTTTTTAAATATATTTTTCTTAAAAAATCAAAAGCTGTCTGTTGTTCATATCCAATATCATTAATCTTAATAAATCTCACAATATGGGCAATTTTTTGAAATTGTTCCCCAAGTTTGGGAGATTTATATAAGTGATATGGTATTGAAATATTTTTAATATGATTTTGTTCACACAGTTCTAAAAACTTATTTAAATAAAATTCAAAATGTAAATCCCATTTCGGAGTAATTAAACTTAAAGAATTAAAATATTTTTGGCTCCAGTCCGATGATTCTTGCATGTTATCTTCTAAAATTTTATTAACAAAATGACTGGTAATAAAATTACTAAAATATTCTCCTCCACTACCTTCAGTATAGTCTATAATTATGATTTTGTCAAGCACGATCGAGTAATAACCTTATAGTTTTTGCCCACATTAAATGCGTTTTTGGTCCTGGATGTGTTCCACTGATATCTCGATCGATATGCGGCATTAAATTAATTGCTTGAAGATATTTGTTCCCTTGACTTATATTAATAACCCCTTTATTAAAGGAGTTTATGTATGAAATTAATTCTTCGATATTTTCTTTGCCAGGGCGTTCTATCCAAAAAAAGACAATTTTAATACTGTCATTAAATACTGAAGAATTTAAAAAGTTTTCTAAGTTAAGAACGCTATCTTGATTTAAATAATTACCTGCTAAGCCGTAGTTTTGTGCCTGATTAAACTGTGCGACTAGTGTCTGTTCTTCTGAGACCCCAATACCAAAAACTGAACTAGATCCAAAAAAAGCATATTTAGGACTCCAATCATAGTCTATAGAGCTTCTGAAACCTTGATTGTTTATCGTATATTTTATTGACCCGGTAGTATCTTTACCCCAAGTTGATACTGTTTGACCTCTTAGATCATATAAAGGTTTATTGGAATTATTAAATAGCATATAATCGTTTCTTCATCAATTCAATCTTAAGTTTACTCGAGTGTTTGCTATCTAAGATAGTCTTTAGTACAAATAACTTACCATATTTAGTCACAGCTTCATTTACATCTTTGCAAGTTTCTAACCATACAGGGAAACTCACTGACCATCCATACTCAATTGCGTTATTGATCATCTTAGCACCAGCACGATCCTTGTCAGCAACAACTATGACTTCTCTGCCCAATGACTCTATAATATCTGCTTGTGTTTCATTACATTCATTGTTCAATACCGCTACTCCATCTATGCTCATAGCATCAAACGGTCCTTCACAGACTATGACAAACTTGCTGTCTGCCTGTTGATTGTTGATATTAAACACAAAGTTTGGTTCATAGCTACTGTAGTATTTTGGTTTAACTCCATCAGTGACAGCACGAGCAGTATAACCAATGGTCCGACCTTGCCATATAAACGGAATGATCACACGCTGATGTAGGCTATGTTCTGTCGAGTCTGTCCAATAAAAGTCATAACGATCATAGTCCATCTTGCGCAGATTGGTATAGTTGACTGCTGAATTTAGTAATCCCGGAACATTCTTAAAATCATCAAGTAAGTGATGTGACATCATAGCACGGAAACTCACTGAGGATTCTGGCAAGTCACGGGCTTTGAAATCGATCTTTTCTTCTTCAGCTTCTGCTTTTACTTCTTCTGGTGCAACCAATTCTCTGACGCGGATGGCTTCAATGACTAACCGTTTTATATCAGTGTCATCGGCACCTAAC